TTGCGTTATAAATAGGTCCAGTAGTTGTCGTGGTAGTAAATGATGTTGATAATGCTGTTAGAATACTTCTATCTATTTCAGCAGCAATTTGGTCTCTTAGCATTCTTGTTAGTTCTGTTTCTGCGGCGATATTATTATATGCATTTATACCACTTAATGTTTCTACTGTATATACAGATGACCATTTCTTCGTTTCACATATTCCAACTTTGGAATAATCATATTTTTCGTATTTAAACTTTCCCATAATTCACAATTCTTACGTCTAATCCTTTTTCAGTGGCTATATCTATCATATGTTTAGTGCCGTGTGATTCACCATTCCAAAATGCAATCAATCCATCAGCTACTTCAGCCATCTGTTCGTTTCTCTTAAATCCTGCTGATTTACCATACTTGTTCCAATTAGCGGGATATATCTCCAAATCGTAGTCCCAATCTTGAGCGTACTTCTCACCAAGCTTATCTGCGCCACGTGCGCCTCCACTCACGATTATTATGTTATGAGTTTTCTTTTTTTCACGAAGAAATTCATTACATTTCTCTTTTAAAAATTTATAATCACTAAATCCCCTTGAGCCAGCAATTATAACTTTAAAATTTTCCTTTTTTTCTTCTTTTTTACCCATATTACTTTTCAATTATACCATGTAATGTTGAAATATTGATATATGTTTCCTTTTTAAGCAAAACATTTATAGGTTTTTCAATATATGCATCACTATATCTAAAAGATATTTCATTTATGAACTCTTTTGTCTTAATTTCACCTTGTTCACGTATTTTTTCGTCTTGTCTTGAAAGTTTTTCTAAAGACCAACCTTGTTTTTCTAAAAATTTAACAATGTCAGACCTCTTAACTAAAGCCCATTCTAGTGATTTTATGTTATCCTTTGTGATTTTATTGGTATCAAACCTCTTTTGTTCCTTTATATAAGGTATGTCAGCCTTTAAAATCCATCCAAATAGATAATATTCAGTCTTTTTTGTTTCATCTAGTAGCCATCCACATCTTTTTTTACCATTTTTACCAATAAAAGATAATTCAAGTGAAAAAGTTTCGAGATTTTTGTTTGCAAACCTACTCGCAACCTTTTCATCAACAATTGACCGCTTTAATTTGCCATTAGTGGTACTTAAAAGTAAATCAGAACCAGATATTTGTTCATCAAGAGTATCAGTTCTTGCAAATTCTGTAAATAATTCTGCATTTGAATAAAGATTTTCATCTAAAAATGATGCAATTTCCCTTTCAACAAGCATATCATTCTTCCTGTTATTAATCATAAAAAAATAGTTTTTACAAATATACAAAAAAAATGTTAAAAATAAAAAAAAAAGAGGTAAGAAAATCTCACCTCTTTTAAAAATTATCCTTTTTTCCTCAAATCGTTAGGGTCATAATCAAATGCATCTCTACCATTTTTAGAAATACCATCAAGTTTATCTGCATTTGTTAAAAGCATATTAGAAACTTTTGAAAATGCACTTGCACCTCTTGCAAAAATTAATGATTTAAGACCAAGTGAATTACCGCTACCCATTATAATATTAGCATTATCACCAAAAACACTAACTATTTTATTGCCTTCTACTAATTTAGTATAAGCTTCTGATAACTCAAATAAAGCGTCATTTAAATCACGCAATAAATTAGCTAATTTACTTGCTCTCTCATAAACTGCGTATTCATTATTCCTTCCCCAACTTTCAATTTCAGAACATGTTTGAGAAATGTTATTATAAATGATATTGTATTTAACAAATAAATCTTCTCCAGCAACCTTTCTGAACATATTTACTAAAGTTCTTGTTGCATTTGGACCAAATTCTCTTTCTCCGTGCCTAATAAATCCTTTAACACTAGCCAATGCTTGGTCTGATACTAATTTTCTAACATTGGCAGCTAATCCCCTTGGACTTGCTTGGTCTTCTCCAATAGCATCATCAGTTGTCTTAGGTTTTCTTTTTCTTTTAGGTTTTTCTGCTTGAGGAAGTGTTTCTCCCCTTTCAGCAGCTTCTGCTGCATCTACTTGAGCCTTAAATTTTTTGAAAAGCCTTTTAAATTCTCTATTATCATCACCCTTATAATCAAAAACTCTTCCTTTATAAAATTGTCTTGTGGCTTCATTTAAAACTCTTCCGACTGACTCTTTAATTATTCTGTGCAAATCGCTTTCTGTTAATCTAATTACATTTTTCATATATTTATATTTTTTTTCTTTTATTATCTAACCATAAAGTTGAAAGGCATTGGCTTCATTTGAAGCACTTTCAACAAACTATCATTCATATCTGCCTGATTCTTCATCAAATTCCAAGGAAGCATTCTATCAAGTCTTTCTTTTAATTCATTAAGAGCCCTTTCTTTATCTTGTTTTCCCATATCGAGAAGCATATTGTAATCCATTTGCATTTCTGCCTCTGGTATTTTAACTGCTCCACTATATGTACCACGAATGATACCAAGTGTAATCATTGCTTCAGCCACAAGTAATTGACGAACTGTTTGCTGAGTTGGTTCATTCATTAATTCGTATCTCATCTTGTTAAGTGGTACTTGGTCAGGGGTGATGAGAATTGAATCCTTATTATCCAACATACATTGCTCTGCTGTATTATCGCCATCTGTTGTTACATCATAATAAGTATACCAACAATAGCAAGAATGGTATCTATTCCATCCCCAAGTATCATCAGCAGCAAGTCCTCCAACCATATTAGGCGAACCTGGGGTTGATAATAAGTGAACAAGGTGTGTTCCATTTGGCCCTGCTGTTACCTTATAAGCCAAATCTCCACGAAGCATTGAGTTCTTATATTTAAGGTCAGCAGCCATAAGTGCTGTATCGTATGATGAGCCAATGTAGAAACCAGTAATACCCATACCATTACCCATATTTCCATATTGTCCATATCCTCCAGCAATACCTGTATCTAATGTTCCAAGATTACCATAAAGGGCTGCTTTGGTTGTTGAAGGAGTAATATACATTACCTTATTAATTTCACGTCCAGCTGGGATTACATATACTTGTTTACCCTTTTCAATTTGGAAAAAGTCTTTCTTTAATTCCCATCTTGTACCTCTTTGCTGTAATCCAACTTCCTTTGAGAACCACTCAGACCAATCACGAGACCAATCAAGTGTTCTTGTACTTAGAGCAAACGCAAGGTCAGCAGGATTGTTAATAAGGGTGTTATTACCCATCATATTTAGCCATTGAGATTCAATTACCCAGTTTTGTACCTTTTCAGCATAATCGCCTACAGCAACTTGCAGTAAATCACATAGTTGTTCATCTTCAAGTTGCACAATTCTAACAGGCGCACCGATTTTTGTTCTTACAATTCTGAATAAATCTCTTAATTCTTCTGTAATTTGCATATTTATATAACTTATTAATTACTTATAAATATTTATATAAAAATTAAAATTAAACGAAAGATATAATATTATATGGCAAAAATATTAACAATTGGTTCAAGTTATAACCCTGCATTGAAAGTTGGCGTTGATAATGAAGGAAAACTTATATATCAGCCTGTTGTTACTTTCTACTTTAATTGTGATAATAAAACAGCAAATATAGTAGCGGGTTCTGGTGTTGATAAAACTCTGGAGGTTAAAGGGGATGCATTAACAAGAAAGGTAAAAGTTGATGATTTTAAGAAATTTATTTATGGTAAAAAAGCATTTCCAAATATATTATCAGAATTAGAAAAAGTAGGTGGATATGTTTATGACATAAATGATTTACCAAACCTTGAATCACAAGTAGAACAAACAATAACTGATGCTACTAATTCAGAGTTATCACGTAAATTGCAGATTGATAGAGGTGCTTATATTGACGATATTTTGAGAGCATTAGAACAGAATATCAATGACCCTAACTTCATGCAATATTTGAATTCTATTGGTTCTATTAGAAGACTTGACCCTAAACATTATGAGAAGATTATTAGTTTCTCTGCCTTAAATAATGCTATGATTTTAACTCAATGGATTAAAAGCGGTCATCAAGGTGTTCCTAGATTCTTAGCAACTGCTGTTCAGTGGAAAGAATTCAATAGAGAGCCAATACAAGGTGCTAAACCTATGTATGCTGTTAGACCAAACGGAACTGAAAAGGGTAGCAAATCAGCAGCAATGAGAAAATTTGGTGTTGACCAACAAACATATGACACAAATCCAGTGTCAAGAATACTGGTTAAAAAAGGTATGAATGATATAAATTATGGCGATGCTAATAATAATTCTGGCGGATTTAATGTTGATGGTCCATATTACGATTTAAGTGAAACACAATTGATGCCAGGAATGCAGGATAACTACGATTTTGATGTTATTGCTAATAATAAAGCCATAACAAATATTAATGCTGCCGCTAAAAAAGAAGATGATGCCTCAAGATTCGATGTATTAAAGCCAGCTGATGGTGATAATAAATTTGATGAAAAAACTTTATTAAATAATATTGCTAATTTTGCTGTTAAAGTAGGAGATACTGAATTGGAAAGATATGCAACAAAAGGAAAAGACTTAATGGGTTGTATTTCATATTTGGTGGCTCAATCTGAAACAATTAAGCGTATAAGAGGTAAAAACTATAACGGATGGATTGATGCTGTTAAAGATGCTGGTAAAAAGAAAAAAATATATGCTGAATTAACTAAAGCATTAATACTTATGAGATTTGGAATTTTTATGGATGTTGCTCAAAATATTATTGCAAATAACATGAACATTATTAAAAATAGAAATAATAACAATAGAAACGTCTCTTTTAATAAAAATATGTTTAATGCTGTAATATCAGATTTCCAAAATATATATTTTATTATGGCAGGACTTGTAGAAGATAGTAACGACAATTTATTTGTTTGGGCGCTTAACACATTAGGTGTATCTGTCGAAGAATATAAAGCAATGCCAAATACTGAGGAAGAAGCGGAAGCTGAATTAAATAATGTAAAAGAATCATTTATAAGAAATTTTAACAAATTATTACTATGAATTTATTATCTGAAGCATATAATAAAGCATTACTTAAAGAAGAATTCGACAATGGTGACTTTTATGTATATCACGGAACAAAAAGAGAATCCTTAGATAGTTTAGGCGAAGCTGGTTTTGAACGTATTTTTAGCGCATCAAATGGTGGAAATATGTATGGACCAGGAATTTATAGTACTTATAAATTAGCGTCTGGTTACCAAAATACAAGAGGAACATATGGAAGCTATATTATTAAAATGAAAGTTAAAAGCCTTAGAAACTTTGTGATATACGATAAAGATATTGCTGTGAAAGTATATAAAAATCCAAGTCTTGATTTCCAATTTAGAAAAATATTTACTCCTGAGCAGTATCAAGAATTTAGGAATTCAAGATATATTGATTATGACAAAGTTTGTAATTTAAGAAATGATACATATACTTCTAGATGTGCATATACCCTAATACAAGCACTAATGCATTATCATCCTGAATTATATTATTCTATAAATGGATATATGTTCTTTGGCCAAAATGACGGATATGTTTGCTTAATCGAAGATTTTAAAAACGCTTATCCTGTGGGAATTTCTAAAGATGGCGGAAACACATTTCAGCCTTTTAGTGCTGATGAAAAGTATAGTAAAAATGATGTTGATATAAAATGGCAATTAGCTAAAAGAAATTACAATTTCTTTAAAACATTAGATTATGTACCATTTCACTTTACTAACAATTTCGCTCGTATAATTAAAGATGGTAAATGTAATTTCCTTTACAGAGGTAAATCTCTTGGGGATGGTCCAATAAGCCCTGTATGGTTTAACGAAGCGCCAGAAACATTTAATAATAAAGATAATTGTTTAGTATTGTTAGGTAGCGATAAATTAATTTTACATCTTAATAACAAAGAAAAAAAGTTTACCGTACATTATGAGGATGGCACTTATCTATGCGATTTAGATGATTTAGAATCATTTGTAGACCCTTCAACAAATTCATTGAAAACATTTACGTTTGATGATACAGATGATGATTTTTAAAATTTAGAATAATATGATTATAAGAATAAATGAAAAAAAATTGGATTTGTTTTTATCACAAATGTTGATAAAAGAAGGTGTTACCAATTATCCAGTATTTGGTAAAAGCGGCAATATGGTGGATTATAAGCCACATATTATTGCTTTATCCAAAATTCAAAACCTTCATTCTGACAGATATAAAGACTATGAACTTGAAGAGGCTTGGAATGATTGGAAAAATGTAGGCTTTGATAAAAATACTCAACAATACTCTTATTATGCATCAAAATTTAAAGCCTTCATGTTTGGGGTAGGTGGATTTTTAAGGAATGTTTCTTATGTTGCTGATAGATTAAATGGCCCATTGCATTCATTATTGTTAGACCCTAACTGGGCACAATCACTTAATGGTAAGCCAAATTGGAGTTATTCAAATTTAAATTCGCCAGAAGGCAGTGAAGGATGGCAATGCTTTTATACTACAATTCTTAAACTATACCAAAATCCCGCAATATGGAATGATTTCTTTTTTAATCCTATGTTTGATGAATATGCTCAAAAATTCTTTAAAATAAGAGATACATTAAGCGATTTGTTTAAAGAAGACCAAGCAAAATATAAAGCGAATTATTCACCACTATTGCCATTAAAAGAATATGCAGAATTAAATAAATTTGTTGGAATAATAGATAAAGTCTATGATGAAGCCAAAAAAAATGTGATAAGGTGGGAAATAAGAGATAGAAAAAATCAAAAAGAAGACTTATTCTTTACTCAAGAAGTAGCCCCATCTAATAACATAGACCTTAGTAGTGATGATTTTTAAAAATAAAAAAGGTAGTGATTTCTCACTACCTTTTTCTTATTCCTCAAATGTTTCTTCCTCAGTATAATTCAAATCTGCCTCAGTAATTTCAGCAACTGTTTCATTTCCATCTTTCTTCCTTTGATTTTCAAGATTTTCCAAAATATGTTTTATATTTTCTTTCTTGTAAGCATCAATTTCAGATTCAGAAATGATTCCATTGTGTACACAGCACATAGTTCCTTCGTATGTAACGTTATATGGCGTTGGTAACTGGTTCTTTGTAACCTTTACCTTTGTAACGATACCATAGTTAAAGTTCTCACCCTTTGCTGTAGCCTTTAAAACCTTCGTAGCAGCCTTTGCAACACCTCCGAGGTGAATTATTAACCTAGCGCCATAATACATCGTCTTACCACCCTTTAATTCGATTGAAGGGACACCACCCATTGAGTTCATTGAATCATTCCAAATCTTATTAACACAGAAGAATGTATTTGTGTATGGCTCACTTACCTTTCTTGATGAAGGAATTCTGTTGTTGATAATATTATTGAATGCTTGAGATATTGCACCAGCATCGAACATATTATTACCTGACTTACTTGTATAAGACTTGTAAGATTGAATTGAACCAATACTATCCCAAATGAAACATAATGGATAAGGGAATTCACCATCTGCTTGTTTATCAAGGAATTCGTTTATACAATAAGCAATATCCTCTAAAACTGCTTCTTTTCTCTGCTTGGTTGTTTCCTTTCCTGCTTGATAATCCATCTTTCCGTATTTCTCAGCAAGAGTCTTACCATCGAGATAATAGAAATCTCCCTCATAGTCAATTATACCTTCAGTAACCTCGCCAGTTTCGTCATCAACAATCTCTCCATAAATAGGAGTTGCTTGTACACCACAATCTATTGCGTATTTCCAATCAAAGTTACCTTCAGTTTCAAATACTACAGGAACAATACCTTCCCTCTGACAAGCAGCAATAAGGCAATTCTTAATTGTTGACTTACCTGTATTTGACCATCCTGTTGCGATTGTTAAATATCCCTTTGGAATTCCTGGCAATTTAAGGGCATCTTCAAATGCTTTAGGTAAAACAATAAATTCAGTCTCCTTTTCAGCACTTGACATTTTAAGTTCGCTCATTTTAACTGGTTCTTTTTGAACTTTCGGTCCAAAACCCATAGACGCTTTCAAATCCTTAATGCTTGGTTTTGAAAATGTCTTTTTCTTTATAGCTTGTTTCATAACTTGTTATTTTTCTCTTATTATTTTCTTCCAACATCTTCTACATATTGCTTTATAAAGGTCATCGCCACCAACAAGTATTTGACTACCCTCAGTTATTATCTTACCCTCTGGTGAGAATCTTGCATTTATTGATGCCTTTCCTCCACAATGACAAGATGTTTTAACCTCTTCAATATCATCAGCAAGTTCAAACAATCTCTTTGACGCTGGAAATAATTTTGACTTAAAATCAGTCCTCAAACCGTAACATATAACATTTATGTTTAAAAAATCAACAATATCAGATAATTGGTCTACTTGTTCTTCTGTCAAGAATTGGCATTCATCAACCAAAACCCACTTTATAGGTTCTTCTAATGTAGCCATTTTTACGTGGTTATATTTTCCAACAAAATCATAGAGATTAATGTCTGTATCAACAGATACACATTTTCTCTCCAACCCTGCTCTTGATTTAATAATGTCAACTCCATCCCTAGTATCAGCAGACGGCTTGATAACTAATATTGGTATGTTTTTTTCGTCAAAGTCATGGGCAGTTGCAAGTAACCTAAGTGATTTGGAACTACCCATAGCTCCATAATTAAAATAAAGTTTAGCCATTAAGCTTGTATTTTGGATTAGAATGGTAAATCATCTTCACCATCTATTATTATTCCACCAGCAGTTTTATCTTCTTCCTTCCTTGGGAAATCTGAGAAATCCTTTTTATGCTCAGTTAGATTCTCCTTTAGCTCTTCCTCTGCTGCTTTCTTATCAGCCTCAGCCTTTTCAGCACTATCAACGTACTTGTTCTGATTCTTATCAAATACTGGAACACCACCCTTTACAACAATTTCCATATACTCGTATGGCTTAACTGTGTAAACTTCATTCCATTTCTTTGAATCATTAATCCAAGCCATACCTTGCTCAAAAGATTCTGTAAGTGGAGACTTTTCATCGTCATCAACAACCTTTGTAACAGTCTTACCATTTTGGTCTCTTGTTAATGTAATGATTAAGTCCTTACCATCATTCACATCGAAAATGTTACTTTCCTTACCCTTTCTCTCAGCAGACTTTTTTCTCTCAAAATAGATATTCATAATTTTGTCATAAACACCATCTTTCTTTGCTGAGTCATTGAATAGCCAGAACTTTGGTCCATCTTCCTCGTGGTCACGTTCAATACATCTTACAATCCAAGCTGCCTTAGCCCTATTCATAAACTCAATATCGCCGAACTTTTTCTTTTCAAGTTCTGACATTGCTGAATGCCTATGCTTTTTAGCCTCGCTTGAAACTTCGCAGAAAGGACATCTGTCGCCCATCTTGTTGTTTGGTGGGCACACGAAAGTACGCCAACCTCCAGGACTTAACTCCTTGTTGACCTTTACTGTGTGAATAAAAACTTTCTTGAATGGACTACCGCCTTCTGGGGAGAATGGCAACAGTCTGAGTGTTTTAGTTGTTTCGCCCTGATTTAACCTTGCTTGCAAATAATTTTTTGGGTCAAATTCAGTTCTTTTCTTACTTGTTACATTCTCTTTGTGTTCATTCTCGTACTGCTCATTTACAGCAGCTGCGTCCACATTGACGCTTAAATTTTTAGTTTCGCTCATAAAATTAAAATATTAAAAATGTGCTATTCCGGCACTTAAAATTCATACATTACAAATATACAAAAAAAAATTCAAAAATAAAAATTATTTCTTATATAAATATCAAGAAAAACAAAAAAAAGAGCAACCATTTATTGATTGCTCCTATTTTATTTATAGCCCAAATATTTTCTTTATGTTTTGGTCAAGTTCATCAGCAATTGAAAAACTATCTGCAATTTCTCTCTCTGTGAAATCATCAACATCATCGTTTGTTATAACGTATTCCTGTGTTGTTGGTTCATCATTATCAGCGTATGCTGAGTAATTGCTATTTGCAGATTTCTTTTGCCAATAATCTGTTGGTTTCTCTGAGAATGGGTAGCTATCAATTGAACGAAGATTTAATTTCTCGGTTTGTGTTGGATTTCTTTTTTCGATTTCCTTTTTCAAATCTTCAATTCGTTTGTTATTTTGGTCAAACATACCTTGAAGCTTTTCAATTGCTCCAATAAGCGTACCAATTTTCTTGTCAACTTGTCCGAGGTCACGACCAACTGAGTTAACCTTATCGTTAACTTTCTCTTGAGCATCAGTTAAATCATCAACATCAATAACATCATCCTCTTCTTCAGGCTCTTCTTCATCAAGTTCGCCTCCCATTGGGTCTCCACCAGGCATTCCTCCTGCCATTGGGTCATCACCCATTCCGCCATCAGGGGCAGGTGGCATTCCGCCATTTGGGTCTCCACCCATACCTCCATCAGCACCAGGCATACCACCATTAGGGTCTCCACCCATTGCATCAGGAGCAGGAGGCATACCTCCATTAGCATCACCACCAGGAGCGCCACCCATTGCATCAGGAGCTGGTGGCATGCCGCCATTAGGGTCTCCACCATTCTGCTGCTCTTGGTCATCATCTTCTTCTACTGGTTCAAAACCACCATATCCAAGAGCCTCACCTATTGCTCTCTTAAAACGAAGGTGTGCTTCAAATAGGTTATTATCCTTTAAGTATTTATAATTGGTTGCCATCTATTTTTTAGTCTACTAAAAGCTGCTTATTATCTTCAGTTAAAATAGTCTTTGAACTCTCAGTTCTCTCAATAAGACCTTTGTCTTTCTTAATTCTCTTTACTGCCTTTGGTGTATCATTAATGATTTCCTCAGCCATCTTTATTCTGTTATCCATAACTTTATCATTTTTTTTATCGTTATTTTTGACTGGCTCAGAAACTTTTCTTTTCTGAGGATTTGAGTCTTGATTGTGCTTAGTAAAAGTTGCCATAATGTCTATATTTTATATATAAATATCTTTTTTATGCTAAAAATGCACATTTATCGTCTATTTTCGACAATTTAACGATATTTAGTTTACCATTGGTTAAAATTATCAGGCAATCTTTATATTCATCCCAGTTAATTTCAATTTCATTATATGGAATTTCATCGGAACTTGCATATTTTTCATCTATTAGTTGATTAAGAGCATTAATTGAGAAAATACAATTATTTTTAACGTGCATTATCGTTGAATTTTGTATTTTTTTGATAAATTTGTTCTTATCAAATGTTTTAAAGGTAACTAAGTACTCTTTTTCATTTGAATCAATTTCATAAACGAAAACTTTATCCATTTTTATCTGGAATCTGTTTTTAAGTTCCTCCAAAAATGACAAAATTTTTGTTCTCAAGACGAAAGTTCCAATTATTACTCCTTTTTTAATCATTTCTACTAAAGTATTGACATAAAGTAAGGCACAACGTACCTATTATTTCCGATTTCATTCTTTATGCACTTCACGCATTTTGAAACAT